GGAGTCATGCGTGCCGACTGATGATGCGGGATCATCGGTGATGCCGGTGCACCCCGAGCCGCACTTGCAGCAGCGCTCTCGTCGCAGCAGCAGCGGCATCAGGCGCTCTCCTCGTAGACGCCGTTGGTCCACTGGAACCAGTATTCGTAGGTGACCGTGCCGTCGCCCTTGAAGACGTCGACAACGATGATCTCGACGATCACATCATCAGGAACCGGTCGCAGATCGAGCGGGCACGCCGGGCTGCCGCCGGTGTCATCGAGTTCATTATTGGTGATGCCGATGCCGAGGTAGTTGGCGCCTGTGGCGTCATTGATGAGTTCGAAGAGGTTGCGCGCTGTACCGGTGATCGCGCCACTGGGCGCGGTCCATGCGGATGCGCCGTATCCCGTGTTGCTCTTGTAAACCTCAGTGAAGTCATACGTCCAGGTGTTGTTCGTTGGCCCGGTGCTGCCGGTGATCTGAGCGAAGAACCGTCGGCGCGTGACCGGTGGCGGCGGCGGTACGTGGTTGGCGGCGATCCTTGTCGCGTCCCGCGCACCCGTTGACGGACCAAGCGAACCGCCCGCAGTCGATGCGCCTCGAGCGAGCCCAGCGCCGGTCCCGCCGGCCGGAGATCCCACGCGGCCGCCGTGCGTCGATCGACTATCAATGAGTCGGCCGAGGTAGTCCGCCGTGATCGGCTGATGCCGCCCGAGATGCACCGTCGTCATGAGGTTGTTGGCATCCCAAAGCACGAGCGTCGTCGAGTGGTCGGGATCGACGTTGTGCAGGCCGGGGTATTCCTGCACCTCGAACTTGGCCTGCTGCGCGGTGATGAGCGCCTTGGCATAGCCCAGCGCCAGCGCTTCGATGTCGGTGTCATTGTCGACGTCGATGTCGGTCGACGGATGCGCCTGCTCGATGTAGTTGAGCTGCAGATCCGGGAAGCGATAGACGGGCACGCCCTCAGCGAGGGCGTCATACACAGCCGTGTGGGGCGGATCGGGCGGGTCGGGATCGGCAATCTTCACGACCTGTTCAAGATCATAATCCCACTTGTATGCGGCCATAAAGTAGTCGGTGTAGTCGCCGGCGTTGGGGTGATGGCCGAAGGTGATCGCCAGCTGCGCGCCAGTCAGTTCCTGCGCGTCCTGCTCGGGCGCCTGCGACCGAGAGTTCAATCGAACCTGCGGACGATCGAAGATGACCACGCCGCGGTCGAGATCCACGCGCACACCCTCCACGGGCACAGGCGTCGAAGGATTGATCCACGTGCCGTGCTTGTCCTGGAAACTCGCATTGCTCAGCGCAAGCACGCCGAGCGGTTCGCCGCGCGGCGACGACGTCGCGAAGTTCTGATCGACGAGTCGCTCAACAAGTGTCCAGTCCTCGGCCAGATCATCATCGTGCAGGCGCACCATGCGGTACACGCACGACTCGGCGAGGCGCTTGTAATCATCCGCGACGTCGGCGAACTTGTTCTGAAACACCTGCAGCGGTGTCTTGCCGCTCGGCCACCACGAGAGGTCGGTCAGCGCCTGAACACTCCCATCCAATTCGACGCCGACCCATTGCAACGGGCGCGGCGGCTCGTAGGGCGTGGCCTGATAAAGCGTGCGGATGCGCTGGATCAAATGCCGCGTCGGGCAGGACGCGATGATGCACTTGCCCTCATGATCAGGCGGCGTGATCGTGTGCGAGCCGCCGGGGAGTTTGCCGATTTCGGGAATGTAGGGACTGTCCGGTGTGTCCGGCGGATCCTTGAGCGCGTGGATCGAATACGTGCCATTCTGGTTGTAGCAGAAGGCGCAGCGCGTCCATTCGAGCAAGCGCTGCAACTGCGTCGGCGCGTGGGCGCCACGCCAGACGAGTTCGGCTGGCGGCTCGATGGCGTCCATCTTGGTGATGACCGCCGAACTCAATGCGCCTTCTCGATGCGTCAGCGGCAGTGCGGCCAGGCAGAGGTTGACGAGCTCGTGATTCTCCAGGCGAAGCCCCGGGTTGATCGAACCATCAGGAAGCGTCGGGTTGAGCACGCCCTGGGTCAGCAGACCACCGCGATCGTTCTGCAATCGCCAGCGCCCGTCTTCGAGCGTGTAATCCCACTCGATGGCGCGGTTCGTGGCGTTGTCGCTCGTGGTGCCGTGGTTGACCTCGGTTACGTCGACCAGTCGCCAGTCGGAGATCTCCGCATTGCGATCGTCGGTGCCGACGAGGATGGAGAACGTGAGCCCGTAGAGGTCATCAGGCAGGATCTGGCGCTCCCGCTCGCAGATGCGCACCGTCACCTGGTTGGGCCAGATGCCGATCCCGCGCTGGATGAATCCCATGACGCGGATGCCCGCGACGTACTGCTGCCCGTTCACGGTGCAGCGCAGCTGTTGAATCATGCGCGGCGAGCTCATGCGAGCACCTCCGTGCGACTGCGCGGCAGTGGCGCCGTGGTGCCGGGCGGGCAGATGAACGTCATCGACCAGGTGGTTTCGAGTTCGCGCTCGCTGATGCGATTGCGCACCTCATCGGTCTGCCCACTCTGATAGTCGGCGATCGAATCGGGTGCGGCCGGTGCGGCGTAATACGCTCCGCTGACAGACACGAGCCGACCGGTGAGGGTAATGACGACCGGCTGGGGCGCGCCGAAATAGATGAAGGGATCTCGATCCGGGTAGATCGAGATGAGCCGCGAGCGGGCGCCGCCGCTGCGCCGCACGATCTCCTGCCAGAATACGATGCCGCTCTGGAGCACCGGGGGATCGGCATTCGGATCAGCGTCGTCACTGCTCAGCGCCGTGAAGCGGAACGAGTACCGCTGGTCCTTGTAGCGGTCCTGGCGGATCTCTTCGAAGGTGATGGTGCCCAGCGCCGCCAGGGCAGCGCGCACGGCGGCGATCTCCTGCACGGCGTTTTCGCCGATGAAGAACCCCCTGCGTTCGAGCACCACGCGGAGCTGGGCATCCACGCTCCGGCTCTCCTCGAGCTGCGCCTGTTCAATGCCCGGAATCGTCGACCATGAAGCCCGGGTGTCCGTCACCGAGTAGGAGCCGTCGCGATCATCATCGCTGTTGCTCACCGAGTAGTCGCGTGCGTAGCCGGAGGTGACCGCGGGCAGGTTGGCTTCGACGAAGGCGCGGGCGCTCTCCCCCTCGACCATGCGGACCGTGCCGTTGTGCACGATCGTTTCGAGGACGCCGCTCTTGGTCGTCGTCGTCTTCGTGTACTTGTGGTCTCGAACGGTGGCGCTGGTGTTGCGGCGATCGCTGAGTCGATCAGTGAGCGTGTACGTGGCGCTCGTATCGGTGTCGTCGGTGCTGATGTCCACCTGGCGGTCGTACCCACCTGGTTGCGCCGGCAGACTGTCTTCGATCGCGCCCTTGGCGCTCTCGCCATCCTCGGTGACGATCGAGCCAGTTCGAACCGTCGACGTCGTCTCCGCCTCATCATCGACGCTGGTCGCTTCCCGCCAGGTGTGATCGATCACGCCGGCGGTGATGGCCACCGGCACGAGGCATTCGACGGAGATGGTGATCGTCTCGAAGAACCCCGACTGCTGGTTGCCGTTGACGTCGAAGCGAATGGTGGGGCCGAAGTGGCAGTCGGCTGCGTCATGCTGATGAATGACCGAACCGGCGCGGTAGATCTTGAAGTCCGCGCCGCTGGTCATCAGGCTGGTCCGGGCGGCGTCGATCTGCGTCCTCAGATTCGCGAGATCAGCGCCCTCCAGCTCGCAATCGATGGTGTAGGTGAATCGACGGAAGACGTCGTGGCCCGGCCCGGTGCGCTCCAGCGCTGAGGTGCAGGTGTAACGCTCGATGCGATGCGTCACGCCGCCGAAGGTGAGCTTCATCACGGATTGGAGCTGCGCCTGCGTGACGGTCATCGGCGGGCCCTCAGTGCGCGCATGCGCGCCTGGTTGCGGTGCAGAATCGCCAGATCTTCCTCAAGTTCATCGGGATAGTGGCCGCGCGTCGCACGAATGACCGCTTCACGTGAGGCGCCCAGGTTGAAGAGTTCCGTGTCCAACGCTCGCTGGTACGTAAGACCGGACAGCGGGTGCGAGCCGAACGTACGCTCATTGAGCAGGGCGTCAGCGCGGCCGCGGTCATCCAGCGATGACCTGTTCTTTTCCTCCGCCTCTTCGCGCGCCTTTTTGTACTCCTCCCATTTCTCGATAACGATCGAGAGGCCTTCCGCCTCTTCGCGGAGCAATCTGCCGATCGCATTACCGGCGCGCTCAGCGGCCGGGTCGAGCTTGGCGATACTGTCAGCCAGTCCATCGACCGCCGCCTGGCTGCCGGCGAACTCATCCAGGAACGAGCTGATGAAACGGGTCGCCAGCCGCTTGCGCGCTCCATCGACGGCGAAGTTCAGATCGCCCAGGGCGCTGGCGAGTTCGTTGCTGGCCCGGGCCGCGTCGTCTTCGACCACCTGGCCGTAGCGCGACGCCTTTTCAATCAGGCCCTCGATGGTGCGCGATCCATCGCCGATGACGTTGAGCACCTTGACAAACGATTCGCCGAACAGCAGGTTGCCGATGGCCACCTTCTCCTGCTGGCTCCCGAGGCGCGTCATCCCGTCGCTCACATCGCGGAGAATGTCGTCGAGCGGCCGCAGGTTACCGGCGGCGTCGGTGACAGACACGCCGAGCCGATCGAACAGCTTCGCCGAGGTCTGATTGCCCTGCGACGCCTCGTCGGCCTTGATGGCGAGTTTGGCGAGTTGCTTCTCAAACTCCTGCGTCTGCACACCGACATCGCGGTACGCCATCTGGAGGCCGGAGATCGTCCGTGTGCTGACGCCGAGGCGCTCAGAGGTGCGCAGGTACTCCTGATTGAGGAACGCGGTCTCGCGCACGGTGGCGACCGTGGAGGCCGCCACACCTTTGAGCAGGCTCACCGCGCCCAGCAGTGGGTTGTTGATGAAGTTCGTGACGGTGTGTCCGAACACTTCATTGGCCACCTGCGCATCGAGCAACCCCTTGGTGTACTCGCTGGAGTCCAGGCCCAGAAACGCGCGAATTGATCCGAGGGAGAACGCACTCATGACGCGTCGGCGGCGGCTCCCTTCTGCGGTTCAACGGGAGTCGATGCGCTGGGCGCACCGATGGTTCGTCCGGGAGGGAGGTTCGCCGCCAGCTTCGCGCGTGCCTTCGTGACACCGTCGTCCTCGGCGATGAGCGAGAATGAGCCGTCGAGGTAGGGCGTGAGGTCTTCGCCGCGATGCTTCGCCGCCAGCGTGAGGTACTGGAGCAGGATGACGATCGCTTCCTGCGTGCTGAGCGGTTCGACGTGGAGGACATCGCCTCGCGCTTCGCACCAGGCCGCGCAGTCCGCGAACAGGTAGTCGATGAGCCTCATCGCCAGGTTTCTGACTGCCGCGCGCAGATCGGCCTCGTTGGGATAATCAGCACGGCGCACACGGTGCTCGAATGTCGCCAGGTTGCATGCGTCCGGATGCATCGCCTCACAGAGCACGCCACGAATGCGGACGACGTAGAGGAAGCCGGCGGTGCCGTCGAGATCGACGAGGACTGGTTGCATGCTGCGGATCTCCAATTCGAATGGCCATCAACGGGCGTTCGACGCGGCGTCGAAGGGCTGGTGTTACGGCGCGACGTAGTTCATCACGCCGAGCTTGATCGTCGGCAGGTCCGCCGCCGTCGGCAGGGTGATGAATTCCAGGCGGTGCACGTGATCGCCCTTGCCGTTGAGCACCATGCTCGGGCCGCGATCGAAGGTGAGGGCCTCGAAGATGAAGTCGCGCGTCGTATCAGCGCCCAGGCCGCGCGGGTGGCAGCGGATGCGCTTGGTCGGCAACGACGCGCCGAGCGAGCCGGGATGAAGATCGATCACGCCGGCGTTGTCCGTGTTGCCCGTCAGCCACCAGTCTTTGAAGAACGTCGCCTGGCCGACTTCCTTGAAATCGATCGCCACGCGGTAGATCTCCGAAGCGAGGCGCCGATCGAGAATCTGCTCGGCGGTCTGGCTCGCCTTCACATCCGTGACGCCGCGCTCGATGCTGATCGTCACATCGCCGGTGAAGCCGAGATCGGTGCCGGCTGCGGCGCCTTCGAAGAGCTGCGCCGCCTGTCCGTCCCAGATCTTGGTCTTGTCGTACTGTGCCATGCCATGCTCCTACGCGACTGTTGCCGCTGAGAGGTTGAGGTTCATCGTGAAGAGGTAGCGGCCGGCCTCGTCGGTGCCGATGCCCTGGGGCGGGGCGATGTCGAGTTCGAAGGCGAGCCAGTTGTTGCCCAGGCTCACGCGGCGCAGCGGCAATCCGTTGGCGTCGGTGAAGGCGTTGTAGATCGACCATGCCGCGTCGAGCCCGTTGCCCTGGTCGGCGGCGCGGACCATGACCTGCACGCTCAGTCGATCGATGGGATCGTGCAGCTTCGCCTGGCCGCCGGCCGAGCGCACGACCGCGTCGATCGTCCAGCCCGGATGCGTGTCAGGCAGATGCACGATGTAGAGGTTGCGGCTCTGCCCCTGCGTCGGCACGAAGACAAACGTCGTCACCGCCGCGATCGTGGTGGCCAGTTGCGTGAGCAGGTCGGTGAGTGTCGCGTTCATGAACCGGCCCTCCCCGCGAGGCGCTGGGCCATCAGCGGCACGGCGCGCTCGATGATGCCTGGGCCGTCCTCGTTGATCGCTGCGAGCATGTAGTGCGACTGCCCGTTCTCGTGGCGAAGTTCGGACCGCTCATGCACGGCGGCGGCGTAGTGCGCACCGAAACCGAACTCCCATCCGAGTCCGTTGGTCCCGTCGACGGGACGCGGTGGAATCGCCGAGTCCTGTGCCAGGAAATTCGTCTTCTTCGGTGCCCGTTTCTGTGCCTGTGAGAAAATCGCCAAACTCACATGCTCGGCGAATCGGCCCGCCTCATCATGCGACACGCGCGCGAAGGCATTGAGCTTCTGCGTGAACTCGCTCAGGTCGAGTTTCATGCCGGTGTCGCCTGGCATTATGAACTCACCTGCCATTCGCAGAGCAGCTCGCGGGCCTTGAGGCCGGGCACGTTGATCGACTTGCGCATCCGCACGATGAGCACCTTGCTCGCAACGTCGGGATGATCGCTCACGACGCGATCGCCGGCGTTGATGTCGAGATTGAGCGGAACGAGCAGCACGGCCGAGACGGCGAAGCCCTCGCGCTCGGCGGTCTTGTTGTGCGTGTAGCCCGGCTGGCTCACGACGATGCGCGGGATGCTGGCGGTGATCTGCTCATCGCCGAACTGGGCGCGGCCCTGCTCATCGGCGTCTTCGAGCTTGCGCCACGACATCAGCTTCGCGTTGGTCAGTCCGGTCAGGCTCATACGATGTGCCCCCCACGGAACCAGAAGGGCTGGAGACGCGTCCACACGCCGGGGATGAGGCGCAGGGCCTCGCGAGCGTCGCTCGCCCCTGTGCGCGGCTGGTACGCCTTGCTGATGCCTCCGGCGCTGTGACTCGCGAGTCCGCCGCTGATGCGCAGCTCGAATCCCTCCCACGCATCGGGCCGGTGCACGAACGAGAAAGCGAGCAGCGCCAGCGCTTCGCGCACGCGCAGCGGAGGCAGCGGGCTGTCGGGATCGGCGTCGTTGGTTTCGCCGATCAGTTCGTCGTCGCGATCCTTGCGCGGGAACGAGTACGCCTGGTCGGCGTCGTAGAGCGTACCATCCCAGCGGCCGGCGTCGATCATCGTCTGGGCGCGGCAGATGTACACGCCCTTGTCGGCGGCGCTCAGGCCGGTCCAGTCGACGATGTCGCCGCTGAGCACGTGCGCGGCGAGGAGGGCATCGACATCGCCGATAGTCAGCATCGCATCACACGACGCCTCGGCCGGTGCAACGTCTTCGGTCTCGTAGAAGTCGACGGCGTCCGGGAACTGGAGCCGCGCCACCCATTCGTACGTCACGCCCGCCACTACGTCGGCGACGGTGTAGCGCCAGAGTTTCGGGTTCGTGGCATCCTGCACCATCGCGGTGCCCGAAGCGACGACAACTTCGAGTGTGTCCTTGCGGCGCACTCCGAAGGCGCCGGTCGAATCCTGCAGCGTCACGGCGTCGGGCGGCGTGCCTTCATCGTCGGCTTCGATCTCAAGGCGAAGATCGGTCATGAGCTGCTCCCCTTGATGAACGCGGTGCGCTTGACCACGTTGACCTGGCGTGCCCCGCCGCCGCCTCCACCGCCGGCATCGCGGATCGCTTCCTGGCTGTCACTGGCCGCGCTGAATGTGCCGCTGCCCGCGCCGGTGGCGTTGATCTCGGCCTCGGCGGTCGCATCGGGCGTGTGCTTGCCGGCCATGGCGCCGAGCCAGTTGGCCAGGCTCGTGATGCCCGCGAAGAGCGTCGCGGTGATGCGCGAGAGCAGCGTGTCTACCTTACCGTCGATGATCGCGGCCGTCGCAGCGGCGCTGACTGCGGCCGCTGCTGCTGTTGATGCGTCGGCGGCGGCTGAGGCGATACCGGCATTGTCGGGCGCGGTCGTATTGGCCCCATCGGTGCCACGCATGTCCGTGTTGGTCGTGACCGTGTCCACCAGCGTGACGTGCGCCACGACGTGATTTGCCGGGTCGAAGTAGCTTGCTGATGCCAGCGTCCGCGCATTGAACTCCGCAACGGTTGGGATGTCCCCGAGCTGCGCATCGAGATTCGCGGCCGCGAGTCCGACAGCGCCGCGGACGCCGGCGGCGTCGAGGTCGTTGAAGCCGGTTACACCGACCCCCTTGGCCAGGACGATGTTGGTGCCGGCCGTGAGCACGCGCGTCGCCACAGCCCACACGTCGGCGGCGCTGTGCGAGCTGCGCGAGGTGATCGCGGCATCCATGCGCGAGAGACCGAACGCCGTGGCATCCTGTCGATCGACCTGCTCGAGGATGATCTCGTAGTCGACGGTGAGCAGGTCGGTCACGCCGGTGACGGTGATGACCATACTCTGCGCGTTGGCCACGCTGAATCGGCTGTCGAGGATCTGGATCTCGTAGAGGCCGGGGTGGTAGGTCGCGCTGACTTCCTTGAAGCGGATCGAATTGGCGCCGGGGTCGGCCCAGGTGCCCAGTGTGGTGATGTCCTGGATGCCGGGACCGACGGTGTAGGTGGTGCCGGCGGCCTCGTTGTTGCAGATGACGCTGATGCGCAGGCCGCTGGTGTTGTAGGCGATGCCGGTGAACGCCGTGCCGTCGCTCGCCTTCCTGAGGATGAGGCGGACGATGTTGCTCGTCGAACTGTGCTTGCGTCGGGAGCCGCTAGCCATTGCAGAACCCTCCGCGCATGCCGCCTGAGATCACGACGCCGCCGCCGCCAGCACCCTCATAGGTTGCCTTGTTGGTCATGTTCGCCCAGTCGTAGCGTTCGTTGATCGGCCAGCCGACGGCGCGGAGTATCGCGCCGGCGCCTGATGTGTTGTTGAGCGTGAAGTCGTTGCTTCCGGGATCGGCAAACGGTGAACCTGTCAGGGCGACGTTGCCGTCCACCTCGGCCTCGGTCGAGTAGTCGGTGAAGCCGCTCGCCATCGCGTAGTACCAATTCCGCAACGCCCGCACGTAGCCCTGCTCGGTGTTGGTTCTCTTTACTCCCTTCCCGGCCATCGTGTCGAAGATGTTCTCTATGATGGTCCACAACTTGAAGGGAGAATCCGGCTCCTCATCGAACAGAATGGCATGGTTGAAGTTGTAGAAGACGTTGCGACCGACGTAACCGACGCGGCAGTTGTTCGCACGGTCGACGAAGCAGCCATTTTCACCGGAATTGCCCGCGCCGATGATCAGGTTGCCCCACAGGTTGATGCCCTGTCCGTAGACATCGCATTTGATCAAATTGGTCGACGAGGTTGAGCCAGACCTTCGGAGACGGTTGAAGTACCAGCCAACAGATTGCACATTTGTCCCGGCTATCTTCAGCGAGTAATCTCCTCCGCCAGCGGCGGCAAGAACGAAATCACAGTGCCTCATGTTTGCGAAATTTGAATCCACTGTCATGATGCCCCGGCATCGAATAGCCAACGAATTGGCTCCGGTGACGTTGAACGCGTGTTGATTCGTGGTCGCTCCGGGCTGGAAGTCGATGCCCTCGACGTAGCAGTAGGCTCCTGTGAACGAGAGAGTTGCGATGCCCCCAGTGTTGTAGTTGACCAGCCACATGCCCTTGTCGCCGGGAGTCGTCGCATAGCACTCATACCAGATTGGAGCCGTCGCAGTCCCACTGACGCTCGCCGTCAACGTCGTGGTTAAGTTATAAGCCGAAGACTGACGCTTGATGTAGCAATGATCGCCCGGTGCAATAGCAGCTTGCATCGCCGCTGGCGTCTGCCATGCGTTAGCCTCGGACGAGCCATCGTTCGCTCCGGTGCCCAGATCGAAATTGGCGTACTTCTCAGCCCAGGCCATCGATTACTCCGGCCGCAATCCAACCGTGATCTTGAACACGCTGGCCCAGCGCGGATCGTCATCGAACTGCGCCACCATGTCCTGCGCAAGCGTCAGCGCATTGGCGAGATCCTCGGCTGTGAATTCCTTAAGCCCCTCCTCGCGCCGCCCGTCGTCGATGATCTCTGTGAACTCCGGCGATCCGGGTTGGGGTGTGACATCGGCCACCAACGCTGCTTCAGTGAGCAGCAGCGGCATTGCGGTCTTCGTCTTGTACGCCGCATTGGCGAACGGGCGAAAGACGTCGTTGAGTACGCGAACAAGTCGCGGATCTGCGGTGAACATGGCTCTATTCCCTCATGCCTCTCTGTGTCCTTCGTGCCTCAGCGGTGAAGTCGAATCCAAACGGCCGGCCGGGCGTTTCCGCCAGGCTCGGCACTCGTTGAAAGGAGTTCGTGTCGTCAGGCGGCGGCGTCGCCGGTGGCGGGCTTGTCCGCCTCGGGCTCGATCTCCTGGAACTGCGTCTTGTACGACTTGCACTGGCGCATCGCATCGATGATGCGGCGATCGTCTGTGCTGTAGCGGTTGTTCTGGAAGCGGATGGTGATGCGGTCCTTGTACTCGATCTGACCGTTTGGTCCGGGCACCGGCCGTCCGCTGTGCAGGAACAGCGTGAAGTTCGGACTGCGACTGGCAAACGTGACGCTTGCGGAGTTGCCGCCCGCGCCGTTGTTCGTTGCTTTGCTCATGATGATCTCCGTTGCGTGTTGGATTGAGTTCGAAGAGGCGATGAAGGGTTTCGCGGCGTGGTGCGGGCGGGCCCTTCTTCCCGCCCGCACCGCCGCTTCCGGTTCAGGCTTATCCAGCCACCTGGATATTGCTCAGAATGCCGTGGGCGTCGGGGTTGCCCCAGGTGAAGCCAAGCTCGGCAAACCAGCTGTCCTCGGCGGCGTCGGTGCCCTTCGCCTGCGTGTCCTCCAGGAGCTTGAGGCGGCGATCCTTGCCGTTGCCCACGAGCGGCCTCACCTCGCACTCATCGGGATCGACGACGAGCAGTTCGAGCCCGTGCGTCGTGCCCGTCATGTGCGGGTTGACGATGAGATCGAGATTGCCCCACGGGGTGGCGATGCGCTGGAAGATCAGGCCGACGACGGTGCTCTGCACCGTGGTGCGCTCCGTCGAGGACCACAGGCTCGTGATGATCGCCGCGACGGCCGGGCCGGCGAAGCCGATCTTGTTCTGGCTGCCCTTGGCGAACACCGTCGACAGGAAGTCGAGGAACTCCGCCTTGGTCAGCGTGCCATTCGCGTCGGCGACGTTGGCAGTGGCAAAGGACATGATGCCCGAAGTGCTGCGGCGCACTTCGCCCGTCGAGTACTCGCCGGGGTTGCTGTACAGCGCCGCAAGCTCCATGTCGCGGGCGATTTCGTGCATCTGCTCCTTGCGCAGGCGGGCGCGTTCCTGCTCGGTGTTGGTCACGCTCGCATCCAGCGTGCCCGTGAGCTGCACGGAGCGCTGGAAGATCTGCGTGTACGACGTGTACTTCGTCGTCGCATTGGTGCGCATGTCCGCGTTGGTGTCGCCCTCTTTCTTCGCCGGGCCGATGTTGAGCAGGTAGTCGTCGTCGACCAGCGCGGCGGCCGCGACGGAGCCGAACGAGCGAGTGACCGTGACGTCGTTGACCGCGATGGACACGACCTTCATGAGCTCGTTGGTGCGCTCGACGTGGATCAGATCGCCGGCGACGAAGACGGTGCCGTCGTCAACAGCCAGAACCGTCGCGCCGGCCGCGTAGCCGGCGCCGTTGTTGATCTGCGTGGTGCGCGACGACAGGCTCTGGCCGTACCAGTTGATCTCGGGCCGGTTCGTCTCCCGCTCGCGCTGCGTGCCGAGCAGGATGGCGGTGAGCGGCGCATCCTTGGCCGCGACATTGATGAAGATCTCCTGGGCCACATCGGGGTACATCACGCCGCCAAAGGCCAGTGTGGTGTTCGGATTCATTCCATTCTCGCTTTCTCAGTGTTGAGGTTGTGTACTGCTGATCTCTCTCCCCGCCGATTCACCCGGTTCGTGTCCCTTTGCACGAACCGGGTGACGGGTCGGATTTACAACGTGGCGGGTTTGAGCCCCTTGGCCGCTTCCATTGCCGCCGCCTTCTTCGCCTCCGCGCTGTCGGCCTGGCTCTTCTGTCCGCCCTCGCCTTCGGCGCTCGCGCCCAGGTCCGGGGCCTTGCCGCTGACCGTGGCGCTCTCGATGTACTCCATGAGCACGGCCTTGCGCTCCTCGTCGGACTTGGTGCCGGCGAAGAGGCGCTTGGCCAGCGCCGAGTCTTTCAACTTGGGCGCGTTCTTTGCCAGGAAGGCGGAGAGATCCGACTGGCTCTGCGCGGTGGCGCTGGCGGCGTCGTCGCGCGTCTTGAGCGCGGCGGCGATGCCGTCGTTGACGAGTTTGGCGACGGCGTCGGCGGTGAGTGCGCCGGGCTGTTCGGTGGTCTTGCCCTTGCCGGTCTCGCTGTCCTTGTTGCCCTTGCCAGCGATCTCGCGCGCCGAGTCGGCTTCGACGAGTCCCTTCACCTGCTCCTGAAGTTCGGCGACAGGCTTGACCTGCAAGACCAGCTCATTGACCTGCGTCGTGAGCGGCTTGATTGCTTCGGCGATGCCCTTCAGGATGGCCTCTTGGATCTGTTCCGGTGTCATGGGTGAGCGTCCTTTCTGGTGTTGCTCGTTTGTGTCTTTTCCAACGCCCAGGGATGGCTATCCCTGGGCGTTACCGTGTCTACGACACGGGCATCTCGTAAACCTCGATGCTCAGGTCGGCCTCGTTGCCGGCGTCGTAGTCGATGTAGACGTAGCCGGGATCAGTGCTGCCCGTGGGCTGGTTGTACACGCGCGGGCTGAAGGGTCCGAAGATGCGCACCGCGCCCGCAGGGATCGAAATCGTCTTGTCTTCGATGGCCTCGCCCTCGACCGCAGCGCCGGTAATGAACGTGATGTCCCGCGCCGCGATGCCCGTGTTCTCGACGCGCGCAAAGCGCGTGCCGTAGCGGGCGTTGCTCGGCGTGTTCTCGAACATGTGTCCGTCGGCGATGCCGACTGTTGGCGACGGCGTGAGGCCCGTCGCCGACGAGGGATCGAGCGTCTGTACGGTAAGTGCGATGCGTGCCATTGCGATCTCCGAAAGCCCAGGGATAGCCATCCCTGGGCGTTACAAGTCAAATGCGTCCTCTTGCCGCCGAAACTTCGTCTGGACTCAGGTTCTCACGGCTGGAACCGCGATCGCGGAACTCGCGCAAGGCCGCTTCGCCGGCCTCTGCGTCCCCGGGCGGTGACAGCCCGTCGACGTACGGTCGAGTGCCCTTCGAACAATTGGGATGGAACGGCGGTCCGCCGCCGGGCAGACTCGACAGCGCCGGCCACTTCCCACCGCTTCCATCGATCGAGCAGATGAGGCCGAGGTACGCCGTGCAGAAGTACTTGCTCACGCGTCCGGTGATGATGACCAGATTCACGTTGCTCTCGCGCAGCCGGTTGTGACGCGCCTGCACCGTCGCCTCGCGCGTGCGTGTGCGGACCAGCATCTCGGCGTAGTTGCGCACCCGCATCGTTGCCCCGCCGACCTGGATCATCCGGTTGCCCAGCCGTCGGTAACTGTCCTGGTCGTTCTGGCCCCTGAACAGCTCACGCACCTGCCGCTGGGCGAGGCGCGGGTCGCCGGTGATGAGTCCCTTGGCGATCGCGCGGCTCACGGCCGGGTCGCTGATCTCAGTCGTCGAGATCTTCCGCAGCAGGCGCTGGGCGTCCTGGCCGAGATTGTCGATCGCCGTGACGCTTGCGGCCGCAATGTCGCGGGCGATCACTTCGACGGCGCGCTCATCGACGCCGGTGAAGGTGCCGCGCACCGGGGCTGACTTGTCGCGCAGGCCGAGATCCCTGAGCTGGCTGATGCCCTGCTTCAGGCCGAGTTCGTACGAGTCGGTCGAGATCGCTTCGATGTGCGGGCGGATCGAGGCGCCGAAGCGGCGCGTGGCATTTTCGATCGCCAGGGCGAGACGCGCGGCGCGGGCTCGCTTGAACTGCTCGCTTCGTGAATCGGTGTCGAGCGAGACGGCCAGGGCTCTGACGATCTCGGTCGCGGCGCTGTCGTAGAGCTTGACCATCTCGCCGACGACGGCGTTGGGCACGCCCGAGTTGTAGTTCTGCGGCAGGCTCATGAGGATCACCCCGAGGATGGACAGCAGGCAGTTCATGCGGCGGCGTCTCCCGCGGCGGCGTCGCCCGCATCACCGGTGTCGATCGCACCCGGCTCGTCACCGCCGCTGAGCGTGGCGCCGGGGAAGCCCGCGCCGATGAGTGACTCGGTGCGCTGTTTGCTCTCGGCCTGGATGCGCTGGAGTTCCTCCAGTCCCTGTGTGGGGCCGTGGATCTGAATGAGCATCGTCTCCTGCGAGACCTGGCCGGCGGTGTGCATCTCGGCGAGTCCGCGATTGATCTCCTCGGGCGTGCGCGGCAGGCCAGGGTGCATTCTCACTTCAACAGGCGCGACCGGATAGCCGATCGGGCTGAGCTGCGCATCGAAGGCGCACGCCGTGTCGATGATGCGCTCCAGCACCGGCTCATTGGTCTGCTTGGTGAGTTGCGCCCGGCTCGTGGTCACCACGGCCTGGAGCATGAGCTTCTCATGACTCTCGGCCGCAGCGCCTTCCTTGAGGCCGATGAGCTCGGGCGACATCTCGAGCTGAATCATGAGGTAGCGCAGCAGACGGGCGAACGCGTCGAGCCCCTCGACGACCTTGGCGTCGAAGTCGATGTACCCAAGTTCCTTTTCCGGATCGATGCGGGCCCGCTTGCTCGCGTCGAAGGCGCCGTCCTTTTCGAGGTGGCCCTCGCCGACGCGCAGGAAGGGCGAGCCGTGCCGGTCCTGATTCATGAGCAGTTGACTCAGCGCCTTGGCGTTGGCGTCGAGGATGTCGAAGTCGTCCTTGTCGATCAGCGGCAGCGGCTCATCGTCGACGACGCACAGCGCCGCGCGGAACAGCAGCGGACGATCGACGCCGGTGGCTTGCTCGGGTTCGGGTGCACCATCACCGAGGATCGTGCGCAGGTCGATGGGTGCGGTCTTCTCAGGAATCGCGCAGTCGTACTTGCCGGCGACGCGGTAGGCGAAGTTCTCGACGAGTCCGGGCGTGTGGCGCTCGATGCGCAGGTAGTGCACATCGCGTTTGGCGGCATCCTGTTTCGTGATGACCCAGCGGAGATCGACGGCGCGGGGCTGGTCGTCGTGTCCGAAGGCGCCGAGCGGATGCACCTGGAGCGAGTCGGCGATGCTCAGGCAGGCGCGTCCGTCGCGGGCGGTGATGCGCCACCAGGCGATGGAGTCGCGGTACTGCATCAGGATCGATTCGAAGAAGCGCTGGCCAAACAGGCACTCGCGCGAGATCTCATTCCAGCGCTCGGCCTGAATGTCGAAGCCGTCGGCGAAGGTGATCGTCGGCTCGTTGAGCGCGAGGAACTTGGTGTGCGTGAGCACCGCCAGGCGGTAGGCGTTCACCTTGGCCATCAGCTCTTCGATCGTGCCCCGGTGATTCTTGATGCTCGGGAAATAGAACTGGCTCAGGTCCTTGAGCAGCTGACGCCACGCGCCCTTGAAGAGCTTGCGTGCCATGCAGACGCGATCGCGCATCGCGTCGTAGCGATCCTTGTCGGCGGTGGTCTCGATGATGTTGGTCATTGTGGCCATCAGATCGAACCTCCAACGACTTTGACGGCGCGGCCCTGCGGCTTGGCGCTGGAGCCTGCGAGCATCGACAGGCCGCAACCCCAGAAGAGATCCGCGTGCCCGTCCTTCGTGCGCTCGCCGACGAAGCGCGGCTTGCCGCTGGGTGTGACTTCCTTGATGACGCTGTGGAGGTCATCGCGCACGACATCATCCCACGGTGCGATCATGTGGCGATCTTCGAAGGCGT